ATAATTTTTTGCTGGATCAAAATCGTCAAAGTATGGAGAGACGTTGAGGTTAGTTTCCTGTGGCATAATTCTTTAGAATTGCAAAATGACTTTGATATCTTCTTTTTGATTTGATGATCTAGTAATCGAAGGTCTATTATCCACATAAATGATGTTTCCAGAATATTTTTTAACCTCTGGATTTGAAACACCTGATGTAAATGACTGACCCAAGTAGTATGTTCTATTATTTATTACGGTAGATATACCTGTGAAGGTTGTATCAATATCTAGAGAATCTGTAGTTCCTACAATAGTTGTAGTTCCTCCAGTGCTGACTGTGGAGCTAAATCTATTGAGATTAAATCCATAAGTTGGATTTGTATTAGCAGTTCCATCAGTATTAAAACCAGCAAGTGATCTGTCTTGCCAATACTTTAAAACTCCAGTATTCTGATCATAAGAGATTACTCTACCAACAGCAGTAGATCCAACTCCAATAGTTTGGGTAATTCTACTGTCTGCAGTAAAAATAGCACTGCTGTATCCAATTCCAGTTAATTTTATTGCACCAACAGCACTTGCTTTATCTAAAGTAAGAATTGATGATGAATCATATGCTTCTGGATTTTCTACAAGACCAACTCTTGCGATTTGGTTTCCTATAATAAAGTCAGGATTTTCTAAATCATTTTCAATTCTAGAATAAACAATTACATTGTACGCACCCAACTCCCTATAAATGTCTGATCCATGTCCTCCCTGAGGTGGAATAATGACATTAAAAACTGGAGATGTGCTTCCAGTGGGAACATTACCTGATGCAAGATCTACTGTTCCATAAGTATATCCAGATCCACCTCTTGAAATAACAACCGATTCTATCTTTGAATCATTATTGACAGTAACAGTACACTCACCACCACTACCATCACCTTTAATTGGAACTCTGGTATAAGTTCTATTTGCGGTTCCAAGTCCAACACCACGATTTGTGATTGTTACGATCTTTAACTGACCACTTGTTGCTGCATTATTTCTAACTGATGCATTCTCAGTGCTTGTTTCCCAGTTTTTTGGAACAGGAATAAAGTTAATGGAATCAAACTTAATAATATCGCTTGGTTTAATTGTGTAGAGATATTTCCACAAATATCCATCACCACTAGTTCCTGCAGATCTTGGTTCTAAATCAACAAATGTTGGTTCATCGAGTGATGGTCTTCCTTCTGGATTTTCCGGAGAAGTTCCATTTTGAAGACAAATATAAACTCTGTAATCACTGTTTACAACATAATAGTTTGCAGAGTATAAACTCGTAGCACCTGATGGTTTAGATGTATTTGTTCTACTGATGTCATGACGATACATATCATAAGTTGTTCCAGATTGCCAAGTAACCTTGCGAACAACTTGTTTTACATCATCCTCTCCAATCTTTTTGAGAGCAATCATTGTGTCCCAATAATCGTTCTCCTGATCAAAATTATCCTTTGGTGCAGGAGGAGTTACATCCCAAGTAGAAGAATAATCAGTCGCATTAGGAAGACCTACAAAAGCATAATAAGAATTAGAAGAAGAGGTTGCTACAGAAACAAAACTCTTAGCATTCAGTATTCTTAGTTGATCAGTTATAATTGCAGACATTTTATGAGTTTTTTATCTATTTATGAAACGTAGTTACGGTATTTTAATGGATTATATCTTTGAACCGATGGTGAAGTTGAGACTCCGATCAAACCATTATTGTAAGATGTAAATGTTGTGGGATCATTTCTAGTCAAATTATGTATTCTTCCCCAGCTATACTCACCAAAGAAAGAACTATATCCAAGACCAGATAATCCATTATAATCGGAAACACTAACAGTCACTTTAGCCACATAAGTTAATCCAATACCGAGAGCATCAGTTTGTCCAATTGAGACAGAAGCAACCTCATAAATGTTATCTATGAAAGTCGATCCAATTCCTAAAGTTGACCCATCTTGATATATTGAAGTCAATCCATTTCCAACATTAGAGTTATAGACTACAAAGTAATATCCAGTTTGAATTCCACTTACTCCAGTTGTCGCAATGCCAACACTATTAATGTTTGTATCTCTCAGGAATGAATTTTCTGGAATAAAGAGATCAAAAACAATTCCCGTTGATGCAACACCAACCGTAGTGGTATTGATTCCAGTAATGATTCCAAAATCACCGTCATACAGAACATCTTCGACAATTTCTCTCGATACATCTGGAGAGGATATAAGAATAACTGGAGGATTTGTTGTCGTATACCCAGTTCCTGGATTGGAAACAGATATCGAAGAAACTGTTCCACCAACAGATATCGTAGATATAGCGGTTGCTCTTTGAGTTGTTCCGAGTCCAACAGGATTTTCAATAATAACAACAGGATTTGTCGAATAACCAACCCCACCATCTGAAATAACGATCGATGAAATAGTTCCAGCAATGGATACTATTGCAGTTGCTGCAGCTGCAACTAATTGATCTTGAGAAATAATAATAATCTTTCTTTGTGGTTCTTCACTAGTTCCATCTTGCAAATATTCATCAGCACTATCGAAGAAGGTTTTTGCACTTTCCACAAAAATCTGAGTTGATCCAATACCCACACTTTGAATCAAATTGGATGTTGGATTTATGAGTGGTTCATAAAGAATTCTATCTTTAGCAACTTCTTGACCATTAATAATCTTATCTTCAGTTTGTCTACACCAGATGACAGGTCTTGCAAAACTTTCGTCTTGAGTTAATCCAGGACCAGGGTAGACATTAGTTTCAACAACATCAGTTGATACAACATCAGTAACTAACCTTCTATCTTCCTTAAATCTTTCAATGTCACTGTTAATTCTTAGAGTATCCCCATCCTTAACAGTTTCCAACAAATCAACATTTAATGTATCAATATCACCAGTTCCCCTATAGAAGAGAATCTTGGAAGTATCACCTACTTTTGGTGCTTCATTAAATGTTATAATACTTCCACCATTAAAGATGTAAGAAACATCAGGAACTTGTAAAATATCGTTAATAAAGATTAAGAGATTTGCTTTTACTTCAATACTAGATCCTCTTCTAGATCTAATAGTTGTCTGTTCCCCATTGATTTTGATTGGGAAAGTAGTTCTTTGACCATCAAACAATGAATCTACAGGATCAATAACTTGAAGATCTCCAATCGACCATCCAGTAAACTCATCAGTAAAAGTCTTATCGATCGTAATTTGGAATTCCTTGAATGAAAGTGAAGTATCTGTAGGAATGCCAGTTGTTCCTCCAATAGCAACTGTAAGAACTTCACCCTGACCATAACCATAACCAGTGTTTCTAATTTCAAAAGAAATAACACTTGATCCTTGACCAACCACAATATCTGCAACAGCAGCGGTTCCTAATCCACTAGAAGTCGAACTATAAACAAGTGGAATCTCAGAGTATGAAAGTGGAGTATCAAAAATGACTATAGGTGGATTGGTTGTAGTATATCCAGCACCTGGATTTGTAATTGCAACTCCAGTTACATGACCATCAACAACTGTTGCAACACCGACATAGGTAATATTTGGAATACCTGTGCTTGAAGTTGCGACTCCAACATTAACTACTTGAATTCCAGATCTATATCCAGATCCACTATTTCCGATGCTAATTGAAGAAATTGTTCCAGCAATGGAAACTGTTGCGGTTCCACCAGCAGAAACCAATGGTTGATATCCAAGACCAGCAGTAGATCCAACAGAAACTATGACACCACCAAGAGGAATACTACTGGTATTGATATCATAAGAAGAAGATGTTGCTGTTCCTGTAAATGTTATCGAAGTAATTCCAGAATTTTCGGAAAGATCATAATCCCCAACAATTTCTATTGCACCAACTCTTGCAGGTCCTTGGAAAATATCATTAATAAGAACTATGGCATTGCTTGTGGAGAATCCTGCAATATTTGAACCATTCGACTTTAATGTGAATGTATTGGTGGTGCCATCGAATCCTGAAGAAATATCATCAAAGATATAGTTGTAAGAATAAGGTTCAGAATCTCCATTTACAATTCCAGATCTAATGAATGATCTTCCACTAAAAGTAGAATGAGTTTCTATTCCAACAAAATCTCTACTGTCTGGTGGATTTGTAGTTGATCCTATTGGGGTTGGACCGTATGGTGCTGTCACAAAATTGATAGTATTATCGACAATATTGAAATCACCATTAACTTTTGTGATTAGTGAATTAATTGCATGAGTTGCAATTTCGGTTCCCATCCATGGTCTTTGAACGAGAACAACATTAGTTAACCCAAATCCAACCGAATTAATTCTCATAATCTCATCATTAATCTTAATGAGATCTCCACCAA